CGACGACTGAAGGGCGTCCGGAGCGGTCCAAGTGCTTTGGATCTTCAAACGGGCTTTCGCCACGCTTCAAGAGCACTTTAAGAAGCGCAGGGTATCCATCGATGGAATTCTTTGGTACCCTAGGGACAGATACGTAGGCCTTAACCAGGGGCCTCTGTTCCTGCCTGTGCCAATGTGTGACGTCATAGACGTCTCCATGGGCCCACTTCCCGAGCGCGCCACTATTCCGGGTAACAACCGGAAAATGGGGCAAGATACGCTGGATATACGTATCAAGCCAAGCAACGCTTTTCTCGTACGCCAACTCAAAGAGCTGGTTGCGGAGAGCGACGATTGCTTCGAGCTCCTTCACATCCCGGCGTGATTCAGGGAACAACTGACGAACGCGGGCTACCCCAACAGGGTAGCCATCGTAGAAATCAGCCCCACAAGATTCACGGAACTTCCCGTTCCAGAAACTCTTGCGTGTATTGACAACGGCACCATAATGGTGCAATACACGAATCACGTCTTCCACATATTCTACAGGGACAACAATGTCATCCCCGTAGACACGCACTTGCCCATAGAGATTTTTAACATCTCTAGAGGTAAGCGGACGGTTGAGCGCTTTTTCAATTCCGAGAAAGACCAAGGTGCAAAACACCATGGCCTCGATCGGGAACGTCAAAGCACTACCCATCGATGCGAACTTGGAAAGATCAATGATCTCGCCTTGAACATCAGCCCGTAAAGACCGAGAAACCTGCACTGCCTCCCCTATCCAGGGGAAGTTAGCAAACATCTCTTTCACGAGTTGATTCGACACTCTATCTGAGGCCTCTTTGAGGTCTAGCGTCGCGAGCTTACCGCTCCGACTGCCTTCTCTAGCAAGATCCTGGTTAGGGACTTGACTATCGAAGCAGACAAATTGACGCGCATTGTTATCAATGCGTATCTCTTCCTTCATCATTCCCAGGATAGCCTGCTGTATGAACATCATAACAGTAGGCTCCATAGCAATGATGCGGGGAGTACCGAGCGTCTTATAAACATCAGTGACCACAACGGGTCGCTCATGTTCAGGGTGACGATGGTCCACATGGTTCTCTACCCAGTCTTGTTGACTGTAAGAGGGAGAGCCCCATTCAATGAATGGGAAAAGCTCCTCCAAGCGCCACGTCCACTCGTCTAGAGTGAACTTCTGATTGCCTTTTAAGCGATCAGCTGTGGCGCCTGGACCATGTGCTGGTGTCAATTCTCCGTAGTAGATCCTTTGATCGAAACGGGAATTGAGACGTCTCCAGAGGAGATTAGCCA